AGTTTTTTATTTACAATAGAAATATATATTTTTCAATTTTTTCTATCATTATAAATATTTTTTATTATATAAAAAAATTGTTTGTTGGCTACTTGTTGGCTATGTCAAAAGAGAGAGCATTTTTCATAAATCTATGTTACAATAAAAATAAAAAAAAGGAGAAATTATATGATTGTTTATAGTAAAAAATTTTTTCTGCAAACATCTTCAGAAGAAATTAGAATGTTTATGGAGTTTAAAACAAATGAATTAAGAGAATTTTATAATAAAAAAGCGAGTACAATTGAAGAAATTTTAAAAATGAGAGTATTAGAATTAAGAGAACAATATAAAAATGAAGTTAAAATAATAGATGAAATAAAAATAATAGATGAAATATTAGAGGTTATAATATCTATTACAGCATCTAATAATTTCATACGACTTACACAATCAACAGAATACAATAATGAAAATGATACTTACCATAGAGTAGACATAATTGTAAATACAACTAATGAAAAAGCAGAAAGGTTAGGAGTAGATTTAAAATATGATGTTTTCAGTATTATAAAATCTATAGAAGAACAAATAAACATGTATATACAAGAAAAGTTATTAAGACAAACTATGGTTAGATTATAAAACGAAGAAAAGCCCAGCTAATAACTGGACTTTTTTTATTACATCTCATTTCTTAAAGTTTGTAAAAATTCTATATATCCCTCAGTACCATACGAATAATCTCTATCATAGATGTCATCTAACTTTTTATTTTTGTCTTCCATAACTCTATCTAAGAAATTGTTAAAATCATCTATTTGGTCCTCTCTTATAAAATTACTTAAAAATGCTTCTCTTTCTTCTTTAGTTTTTAACTCGTTAAATTCGTTCATAGCAAGTATAATTGTTTCTGGACTTTCTATTTCAGCATAAGACATAACTGTGTGGAATACAAGTTTATTATTCTTATCCATCTTAGTTAATTGAGTTTGATAATCCATACCATACTCTTTTAATTCTTGTTCTCTTTCTTCTACTGTATCTGATGTTGAAAGAATTTCATCAAGTTGCTCATTTCTTGCTCCATACTCTGCTAATTCCATAATACCACTAGCCAAAGCAATTTTAGCTTTCTGTGGAGTATCTTCTTTAAATTCTCCAAATCTTTCAGTTTGTTCTGGGTGCTTTTCAAAATATTCTTGATAGTCTGTTTTTTCTTTTAATACGCCGTCAAAAGCCTTTTTACCACTTTCATATAAAAGTCCTAGTCCAGCAAGTCCTAATTTTTCTACTGGCAATAATCCTTTATCTTGTTCAGCTTGAGCCTTTTCTTTATATTCATATTTCCATTTTTCTTTTAAATATTCGCTTGCTGTATCAAGTCTATTAGGTATATTCTTTTCAAATTTGATATTATCTATACCCCTTGAAATAGCAAGAGGAGAGGCTATATACATAGCACCATAAATAATTTTTCCCACAAAAGATAAATTTGAAGAGACATCCCTTTTTAAACCTTTAAAAGTTTGATTAAAGAAACTAGCAACAACATTTTCTCCACCCATTGTAATTTCAAGCCCAGTATTATCTACTAGACCTGTTTTAATTACATCAATAACAGTATCCGCAACTTCTCCGTGCATTAAGGCATCCATCTTAGCTTCTATCATTTCATCTCTTGAAGTTCCTGTTATTTTACCAGTTAACCAACCAATACCGTATACAATCCCTGCTGTTTCTAATGCTGTTGTCCCTGAGTTAAAAATTCTTGAATTTGCCTTCCAACTTCTTAATCCTGTGAAACTTGTTTTATTAAGTGTTGGACTATTGTCAACTAAAAATCTATATCTTGTAAATCCATCACTATCAATATAAGTTGTTAATCTATCAAATGTTCTTGTTAATAAATTCATATTATACATTCTAAACATACCATTAAAATTAGCCCAAGTTCTACTAACAAAACTATCTGCCTTTAAACCTACTGTATGTCCACTAAAAGCATTTAATTCTTTTCCATTTATATCAGCAAATTGCTCAAATAAACTTTTTACATTAGATGTATTATTTCTATCTTTTACAATATCTAATAATCCTGTAACACTATTTGTATTTAATATTTCATCTTGAATAGCTTTCAGTTTTATATTATCATCTATGCCCATATCAAATAAGACCTGCTTCATAGTAGGAGTAACATCTTCTATTTTAAACTTTGTAAACTCATCATACATAGCATTAGCTGTAAAATATTCTGCTAAAGCTATTCTTTGCACATCAGAAGCTGTTTGTCCTTTTGCTCCTAATTCCCCAGCATTCTTTAAAAAATTAGATTTTGAATATCCTCTCATATCAATTTCAGTTTCCATAACTTTATCAATATAAGCCTCTATTTGTAATCTTTCAAGAGGATTTGTTATTGTATCTAAGTCAATATTTTTAAGGTTTTGATACTTCTTAGTAACATTTTTAGTAGCCCTTGTCATTTCTTTTGTACTTTGTAAAAAGCTAACTCTTTCATTGAAGCCTAAATCAATAAGACCTGAATTAATCCTTTCCTTGTTAGTAGCAATTTCTTTAAGATAGTTCAAGTTAGATAAAAACTTATACATCATTAAATTTCTTGTGTTGTATGTACCTCTGTAACCAGACGACATATCTGAAAATTTTCTTGTTGATACATCAGCACCTAATTCAAATAGATGTTGAGTTTCATTTTCTATGGCATTTTTCAGAGTTCTGTTATTTTGAACATACATATTTTTCCCAGTTGATGTATTATGATTAGCTTCTATTCTGTCATAATTTCCGTTTAATCTATCTCTTAATATATTAAGTCCACTCTTTTCATCAATAACTTGCTTGTAAATTCTATTTAAGGAATTAACAGGGTCTACTTCTGCATTTATTTCATTTAGAAAACCATCAAGCCAATTCATAGATTTTCTCTCATAATTCTCTATGAATGTTAAATTTTTTTTACTTAATTTTTTACCATCTATTTCTTTTTGTTTTAACTTAAAATAGTCATCTATTTCTGGCAAAGGTGCATTTTGAACTGCAACATCTTTCCAAGTTTTACTTTCATAATCTACCAGTTTACCATTTCCATTTCTCCTTATATCAAGCGTTGTCCCATTAATATCATTTCTTAATTTCTCAATGATATTATGGTCATCTAGTATATATATTCCTGCTGTATCTCCAACCTTAAACTGTTTAGCTTGTGTCTCTGTCAAATAAACTTTCTTTTCAGTATTTTTTAATATTTCATCAACCACAACTTTTTTGGCATTTAAGTCATCAGTATCTATTGCTAATTTTAAATTTGACATAGCTTGATTTTTATCATAGACAATATCAAAATTATAACCTTTTTGAGATAGGTTATTTCCATATTTTAAATTAGTATATTCATCTGCTATATTTCTAAACTCATTAGCATAAGGTAATAAATTTTCAGGTATATCAGCATAGCCTCTTATCATTCCTTTAAATGTTTTGCCATTGATATTATTTTCAGTTATGATAAGTTCGTTTAAATCTCCTATACGAGAAAAATTAGCACTACCTCCATTTTCCATATGAATATAAGCAAGTCTACTTTTATATTCAGCTGTTAATTGTTTAGAGTTTAGTTTAATCTTATTCTTAATAGGTTTTAATGTCTTACTCAAAGAATCTTTTGCATTTATATCATTAGCAACTTTTTTTTCAGGAACTTCTCCATTAAATATTCTTTCTTCAAACTTACTATTACTTTCTTTATTTTTAATTGTATTTTGTCTTGAAAGTTCTTCTTTGTGGATTTTTTCTATTCTTTTTTCAGTTACATTAGTATAAAAATCATCTACTTCCTGAGAAAAGTTTTTACCTCTTTCAATACCTATTGTTTCTCCATTCTCTAATCTTTCAGCTAATTCTATAATTGCTTTTGGGTTAGTTGCTCCTGGTCCATATTTATCAACCTCATTTTGTATAACTTCTAGTGGGGTTTTAGGAGTTTCTTTAACTGCATTTACAACAACATTTTCAGGTATGTCAACATCTGAATTTTTTAATTTATTTATTTTTTTAGAAACATATTTACCTGCTACTTTTGTAACTCCATGTATCGCTACACTTGTGGCTGCACCATAAGCATACTCTTTTAAATCTTCTTTTCCAAAATCTTTAATTTCTTTGCCCTCTATTTCTGTTTTTTCCCAAGTAGTATCAATAGTCCCTTGAAGAATATCCCAAGCTAAATTGGCTACAAAGCCATTAGGGTTATACCAGTTTGTAGGAGAAGCAGCACCTTCTAAAATATTTTGAAATATCATAATTCCTTTATCTATTTTAGAATTACTGTTTAAAAATTTTGCTCTCTCTTCTCTATTTTTCTTAATAGTTTCAATAGCTGTTTTTCTTAGTTCAGAGCCTTTCCAACCGACTTTTTCTCTTTGCTTTTTATATTCTTCGTAATTTTTATCATAATCATCTGTGTATTTTCCATCTACAAATTCTGGCATAGGCTCTGCAATAAAATCTGCTATTTGAGTAACACCTTTAATTAAACCAGTTCTTATAGGATTAAATATTCCTCTATCAGCACTTTCTCTCATAGCTTCCATTTCTTTTTTTGCAGGGGCAAATTTCTTTTCTTGTTCTTTTAAAAACTCTTTTCCTTCTTCGTTTCTTCTATCAAATTCGTTTTTTATAGCTCCTAAAATAGACATAATTTCTCCTTATCTTAAATATCCACCCATTTTATTTTTCTTTGTGTTTACAGTATTTGATTTTGTGTTTTGTACAGGTTTACCACCTTTCAAAACTTTACTTGCATTTATTAATCTTTTTCCCTCATCTGTATTAAGTTTCTTCAAATAAGGTTGCATTGTTGTTGAGTTAATTTGACTTTCTTTGTATCCATCTTCTTTCATAACTCCTATTATATAATTTTTTAATTGAGCATCTGCATATACTGGGTCTGATGAAAAGTCCTTTCTTAAATCATTCCATTCATCGTAACCCTCATCATCAAACCAACCTATAAAACCCTTTTCAGGTATTTTGATATTCACATTAGTATAGTTTCCTTTGCTATTTTTATTAACTCTTTCAGCTTGATAAAGTTCTGGATATTCTTTCCCATAGGCATAAGGGATAGGGTTTTCAGTGCCAGCATATTGCTTTATAAAGGCATTTACCTTTAATTCTTTATCTAGACTATTATCATTTGCCAAAAGTTTTTCTGCATAATCTCTGACCATATTCTTTGCCTCAGCCTCTGACATTCTTCCGTTTTCTATTTGCGCATTAATATTTCTTCTTAAATTAGATATTTGTGTTTTATCAAATATGTTTACCTTATTATAATTATCTAAATCTCCAGCAGAAGCCCAATCAAAATTAACCAAGCCATTTGCTATGTCATTGTCAGTCATATCTCTTCCATATCTTTTTTTGAATGCTTTCCTTACATCAGTATATTTTTCACTTCTTAGGGCTTGATCCATTTTTAGATTTCTTAAATACAGTCTTTGCATTTGTTTTTCTGCTCTAATTCTTTCTTTTTGAATTCTTTTTTGTTCTTTTTGATACTCATCTATCTGCGATTTTATCCCTTTTAGAACTGATTTAGTTTCTCCCTCAAATTGAACTTTTAAATAATCTCTTGCTGTCTTTTCATCATTACCTTTATAATGTTCCATAGTTGTATCAACTAAGTCATTTACAATTTTTTCATTATCCATATATGATATTACTTTGTCTATTTCTCTTTTCTTTTTATCAAGTGTCATAGAGCTATTTTGAATTTCCATTATCCTATTATTAAGTCTTGCTACTTCTGTTCCACCAATATTTTTGCCTAGCATAACAATTTTTTCTTCTTCTGACATTCCAGAAAGTTTAGCAATTTGCTCTATTGTATCTCTCATATATGTATAATTTTCTTTTGCTTTTTCATCATCATTAAGTCCATACTTGGCACCTATTGCTCTTCTTTGTTCTAAGGTAGCAAGCGCAATATCATTTTGTTCTTTGATATAATATTGATTTCTTTTAACTCCTTCTTTAATTCCCCAGTCTTTATAATTGATATCAACACTATCTGAAAACGCTCTTTTTTCAGTAGTGTCAAGATACTTACTATTAACTATTAATGATTTTTTAGATTTTATTACCTCATTATAATCTTTCAGATATTCTTCAAATCTATCTCCATATTTATCTTGAACTGTTGCCCATTTTTCCTCAAACTCTAAATCTTTATTTTTCATAGCTATATCAAGTAAGCTCTTTTCATTATTAAGTTTAAGTTGTTCACTTTCCTTAGCAATCTTTCCTATTGCTTCTATAAACATATTTTCGTGAACTGGTATTTTAGAAGGTGTTTTAACAGATACGCCTTCAACATTCACAGGATTTAATAAATATCTACTTTGTGTATCAACTTGTATAGGAGATATATTCGCTCCTGTTCTTTCTTTCATTACTTCTTTTTCTATGAATTCATTAGCCATTTATTACCTCCAAAATTTCCAAAACCTTTTAACCCTGAAAAAGTATTATGTTTAAATTTATTCTTAACATCATCAGTGTTATAAATACCTTGAACTTCTCTTATTTCTCCACTAGGTGTAGTTGCTAAATTCTTTTTAAGATTTTCTAAATAATAACTTTTTCCAGCTTCTAAAAATGATTGTGTTATTCCGTTAATTCCAGCAAGTTTAGCTCCAAAACCTTGTTCCATTAATTGATTACCAGCCATATTACCATTATCAATAGTTTGATTTAATTGTGCTAAATCTCTTTTTAATTGTATTTCTGCTTGTGAATATGCAACTAAATAATTTTGATTTATCCCTTCCTGTGTTCTGTTAAAAGTTAATCCACTTTGATAATAATTATTATTTGTTTGATTTTGTAATTCCCCTATCTCATTCATTTGATTTTGTGTAATGATATTTGCCTTATCCTTAGCCTCTGAATTAAGTTTATTGATACTGTCAGACTTTATAGAGCTATCTTCAACATTTTTAATATCATTAAAAGCTAATTTGCTCCTAACATTCATTACTTCTTGTTCTAAATTTTCTCTCGCTGATACATATCCAGCTAACAAGCCTCTTAAATTTCCTTCTAATGCTCTTCCTATTTCTTTTTTATTATATTCATATTGCATTTTAGCTTGTTCATCTTGGTAGCCTTTTATCTTCTTAGCTGTAGTCTTATTGTATTCAATACTTCCTTTTAATTTGTTCTCTTGACCTTTTAATCCATTATAAATAGATTTTACTTCATTTCCTGCTTTTGCAATTTTCTTACCTTGCTTATATATTCCGTAACCTTGTGCAATTCCTAATGCAAGATTAGTTAATATTGAACCCATCATATTAATCACCTCTAATCGCTTACAATATCTATCTTTGTGTCTATACCTAAAATTTCAAATATCTTATTATTTTCTTTTGTAGTAATTTCTATATTAAAACCATTTAATATTGGGAAAGAAGTTTCTATTTTAAAGACATTAAATAAATCGTTCTCAATATCATTTTTTGTTACTACCTTATCATTTATTTTTATTCCTTTTATAGCTTCTTTATTTTCGTTCAAGACTTTAATAAATACTCTTAAAACTCTTGATGAATAATCATTGCTATAACTACCACCTTTTTCAGTTTTCATATATGGTGGGTTTATTCTTAAAATTGCCTTAGCAACATTGTTTTCTGTTTCATTAAGTTTTACGGCTATGCCATCTATAAGTCCTAATATATACTTATTACAGAATATAAAATCGTTTATAGGTTTATCTAATTTTAAAGAAAATCTCCTAAAAATCTTATATTCTAATTGTTCATATAGATATAAAGTATCTGCTTTTTCTTCCTTAAAAGCTATCAAATAATTTTTGTTGTTATATTTTAATTTATCTAATCCAATAAATTTAGGTATAAGTTCGTATTTTTCTAAATTTGTTGAACTATAAGTCTCAACTCCTTGTGAGTTTGGTACTTGCTCAACACACCTAATTTCATTAGTATCTGTTAAATAGTAGAAAGTGCCATTTAATAGTGCAGCTCCTTTCTTATAGCTGTACTTAGTTTTTTCATTACAAGTAATTTCACTTGCAATAAAAACATTGTATGTCCCACTTGTCAGAATATTGTTTGTGGATATAACATAAACTCCATGTGATGTTGGAGCAAATATTTTATCTCCTATGTAAATGTCATACATTTCTGGGTAAATATTATTAATAGGAGTAGGTTTAAAAAAGAAAGCACTATCTGCTTTTGTATCATTTCTAAAATCAAAATAATCTGATTTCTTAGAAAAATATAAATAACCATTGCTTACAAAAACCATTCTATCTTGGTATATACCTACTGTTACCGCATTTGAAATAATATCTAAAAGAGTCCCATAATTTAATTCACCTTTGATATTTGTGCTAATTCCATCAGTATCATAATAAGAACTTTTATATACTTCATCATAGCCGCTGTTTCTTCTTTCATTAAAATTGATATAAGTTTCTCCAATTATATAGCTTTTCTCTATTATTCTTTGAAAATATGAGTCTCCAAAATTATTCTTACCCATAAATACACCATGTTCTATATGAGGTAAAAAATTTCTAAATACAGCAAAAGTATTACCATCTTGTAAAAATCTTTCTTCAATATTTTCTTTAGTTACAGTACCTTTATAAACTTTATAAATTCTTTTTACTAATACATTAGCTCCACTAATATATAAACCATCACTTCTTCCCTCTACTATTGGATTTTCCACTGTTCCTATAAAACCAACCCTAAAATCACTACCTACTCTATAAATTCTATAGATATCTAGCTTAACTGTTTCTCTATCTTTAATTGGGTTTTTTATTAAACTTAAATAGTCTGATTTCCCTATCTCACCTTTTTCTTTACTGAATTCAAAAACTTCTATTTTATCCCCAATTACAAATAATCTATCATCACACATTTTAATTATTCTTATATTTTTAACAGTTATTGGGTGTGTATACAGTAAATTTCCAATATCATTATTTGTTTTACTATAAGTAGCAACATTATTATCTTTTGTTACTCCTACATAAAAATTATGTTTTGTATCAATAAGTTGTATTAAATTGTGTTGAAAGTTGGTAGCTTCCAATTTCTTTGCTATCTTTAAATTGCCCATTTCATTTATAATAAGGTTTTCTATTTTTTGTGCTGATTGTTGATATATCTCACTTTCTCTTATACCACTTAATCTTTCTCCTACTTCCCCATACACAAACATATTATTTTTAAATACTCTTTCCATTATTCTTCCTCCCAATATTGAAAACCTTGTTGAGCAATAATATTATTTTTTAATCTTGTTACTTCTGCTTCCAGAACTTCTAATCTATTGTTATAAGTATTAACTGCTAACGCCATTTTTCTTCCTGTCATTGCTACAATTAAATTAAATAAATTATCTGGTATTTCTGTAAAATCTATCTTTCTACAATACTGTATTTTTATTTCGCTTTCTGATGAGTATATAAACTCATTTTCTAATCTATAACTTTTATTACATCTAAGAACATTTAAGCAATCAATAGGCAAATTAAACTTATTTTCCCCATCAACTTGACCTACTGTTGTTAGTTTAGTAGTGATAGCATTGAATAGAAAAGCGCTAGATGTTGCTATATTGTCTATTACACTGTCCAACATTTTTTCACATATCTTATACATATCACTTTTATTGTCATTGTATATACTGTTTTCTCCTAACATTATTAATGTTTCTGATATTATTTCTCCTCTATCCATTGCTACACTCCTTTTTGGGTAGGGTTAACCTACCCATCATTTTATATACTTTTTAATTTCCTCAACATCTTTTTTTAACTCTGACTGTTCCTTTTGGATTGCTTCTAGTAAATCAGTCATTCTTTGCATAGTGTTTTTATACATTTCAAAGGTACTTTTATCTTTCCATAAAAAATACAATAAAATGGCTCCAACTATCCCGTATTCTAGTAAAGTTTTTTCCATATATACCACCTACAATCCCAGTACTTTATACCAATGATTATAATACTCTCTGGCTTCTTTAGTCCTATCTATAACAGCTCTATCTTTGTATCCCTCATTTTGCAATTTAGCTTTCCAGGATGTTTCTCCAAAACATTTAACTGCCATATAAAATTTTCTTCTGGTCCTGTTGTCCACTCCCGTTTCTTTCATAATGAAATTAAATATCTTGTCTGCTAAGGTACGATTAATCCCAGTATTATTGTATGTAGAGTACAAATAATCGTGTATAACTGCTGCATTAATGTATTTGCCGTAAGGATTATATAGCCATTGTAAAGATTTAGGTACAGAGGCTCCATCAGTGATGAAACCTCTAAATACCTTTATATCATAATCATTAATAGAGTAAACATAATCATCTAATAGTATAGCTTTTCCATTAGATAAAGGTTTAAGTATAAGTTTACTCTTTTCCATTTTTACCTTCTTTTAGCTTCTTAAATAAAGGTTGTAATTCTTTAACTACTGCTTCTATTGTATTTTCATTTATAAATATTCTCACGTGAGCTGGTAATTTAGATACAAATTCTTGAACTGCTTTCTTTTTAAGATTTCCTAAACCTTTGCCTTGAATTTCAAGCTCTTGATTTATAACTTCTTGTTGAACTTCTTCCTTTCCTTTGTATCTCCAAGACAATAAGAAATAAACTACCAATGAAAATACATATCCTAAAACTTGCCATAATAATTTTTTATCCATACTTTTACCTCCTGTTATTTGTTATAAAAATTAATTCTTTGTCTTAGCACACTTATATAACCTCTCATAAATTTTAGCTGCTCTTTTAAATAAACTTGCTCCAAACCTTTTAATTCTTTAAACTTTTCTCAGTTTACAAAATTTTCTAACTTTGTTACTCTATCTTGTAATTCATTTTTTTCCACAACCATTCTTTCTACAAATGCTTCCACTTTTAACCTCCTTTAAAATTTAATACATTTATTTTCCCATTTCTTGTAAGCGTCTAAATATATCTCGTCTTTATTTGCATTATACGTAATTTCATAATACATTCCATCTTGTACACTTGTTGTAATAAGAACTTTCAAATTTCCTAAAACGTAAGAACTTATAACAATATGTACATCATCTTCTTTTAACCTATATTCTTGACTTTTACATACTCTTTCATTAAAATAATTCACAGTCTCTTTTTTAAATCTCTTAATTAATTCATCAACTTTTCTCATTTTAATACCTCCTAAAATTTTTATAATAACTGTCTGGTCAGACTGTTTATTAACTATTTTTTAAATTGAACATTATCAGCTGTTCCTAATTGAAAATGTACAGAGTCTTTTTGCTTCCAATTTCCACCCCATACTATTCCATATTTATTAATGAGACCTTTACTTTCAGCAACATCATAAATAGCTTTATAATATTTATAATCCCATCTAGCAACTGTCTTTTCTTTTTCTGCTCCTGTTTTATTATCTATGTATTTTTCTTTTTCCAAGACAGCTATATCAACAGCATATCCATATCCATCAATTTTTACTTGGTGTTTTGATTTATATTTATATCCATCACACCAACTAACTTTTGGTTGTTTTTTACCGTTGCTATCATATAAAATTGTTCTTCCTTTTTGATATTCATGATTTTGCTCTTCTGCAGTTCTGACACCACAAGTAATTTTGAAATCATATGGAGACTCTTTTATAAGTTCTTTCATAAAATTTATTACATTCGGATGAACTCCATTCATTTTATCCAAACTAGCTTTTGAAAAACTAAACATTTTGTCCCTCCCATCTTATAGCTTCTATTTCTTCTACTGATTTAGAAGTTTCTAACTTTATTGAAAGTGCTCCAAACTTTTCAAATATTCCAGCTTTTCTTTTTATAAATTCAGTCAATACATTCATTAATTGAGAATATGTAAAAGTTTTTATGCTATTATCTACAAGTATCCAATTTCTTGTATCTGTTTCTGCGACTTCTCTTCTTTTTAACATATAATCAACTTCCCAGAAGTTTTCTAAATCATCTTTTCTAACTTGAAATGTATCTCCATTTACAGTAATATTTTCAAAAAGTTTGGAAGTTCTAATTGTTTTTAATTCCTCTCTTTTTTGTACTTTTAATTCTTCTAAATTTAATACCCATTCTTTATCAATCCATTTATGATATTTACTTGGCTGAGATATTTTAATTAAGTTATTATTTTTTATAACTTCTCCTTCTTCTAAAGTAACAGTTATACCATTTGAAACCTTTTCTTTCTTAGTCATTTCTCTTAGTTCCCCATTTTCAAAAATAGGATATTCAAATTGCTTGTCATATATTTTCATATCCTCTTGAAAATTCGGATACCATTCTTTTTTAAATTCATTTATATCATAATTTAATATGTCTATTAATTTCTCTTTTTTATAAATGTAAATCATATTTTTGCCTCCTTAATAATTTTAAAAAGTTTATAGATTGGAAAATTTATTCAATGTTAAGACTTACAGTTATCACAATACAGAAGATGTAAATTCAGATATGTATATTCACTATACTGTGTTAAAGATAATGAATATTTGCATATTAGAAATTAAATTTTCTAGAGTTGCAAATAAAGATGTTATTGTACCTGCAACTCCTTTACCAGTTGAATTTAGACCTAAATCAACTGAATATTTATCAGCCGTTGCTGCAACAGGAGGTATAAAAATGGACTATCATTGGCTTAGATTAGAGCCAAACGGAAATTTTTATACTCACAATAATGCGGGTATAACTGTTAGAAATTTGCAAACTACAATAGCTTATATTGTTAATCCTTAGTGACAGAAACAACTTGACCTGACAGCTGTAGATTTCCAGAAAATCCTTGTCTAAGAGCTGGGTAAAATTTTAATTTTTTAGTTGAAGGTTCAAAATGGATTTCTGCAACTTCACCAGTAGCACCACCAGTACCATTTGTACAGGAAGATTTTACATCTTCAGTATTTGTTAAAAACCAATCAGGTAAAATATAATCTGTTTCATAATCATTTTTAACATGAATATTCATAAAACTGATTATTCTAATTTTCCCAGCTGCTATTAATTTAAATGATTGGTTTAGAATGCCATTGGTACTATTAATTGTTATAGTTTCACTTCTAAAATTTGATAGATTTTCCAATCTATTCACAATACTGTCCAATGACATATCCTTAAAATATTCTGCTGAATTAACTGTATTAGATGTTGTTTTTATGCATCTATATAATTTACCTGTTGGTCTATCTAAGTAATATTGTCCCTCTGTCTTTTCTCTGTCATCTTGAATAAAAGTAGGATTGATAGTTCCTCCTGCTATTCCATTAAATTTATTATTTATTTCTGGCATTCTACTATTTAATTCATTCTTTGATTTTTCCTTAATTTTTTCTATTTCTTTTATAGAATTATCTTTCTCTGTTTTTAACTCTTTTAAAACTTCTGATATTTTTTTATTTTTAAAACTTTCTATTTCTGTTTTTAATTCATCTAAACGCTTTTTTATTTGTTCTCGTGCTTTCTCATCAGCTAACTCTGACATCTTTTCAATAATTTCTTTAAATTTTTTATTAAAATCATCAATAGGTAAAGTGTCTATAAGACCTTCAGCATTCATATACCAAACCGATAATGGCTCTAGTGGAGTTAGTATTTGCGTTTGATATTTACTATCAGTTTTCACTCCTACGCTGTTTAAATATCCAATTATGTTATTTATATCATCTACTATTTTATTTGTTTGAACTACAACCATTTTTAGCTCTGGATATTTTTCTAAATATTTATATGATTGCACATCAAAAACTGATATAATCTGAAATTCAATAGCCTTATTGTTTATTACATCATCAACTTCTAGTATACTTTCGTTATCATTTAAAATTGTTTTATAATTTCCTTTTGGAATAGGTATAAATGCTCCTGCTTTCTCTCTATATAAAAAAACAGTGTTTTTTAAATCAATCCCATTTATTTCATATCTTCCATTCCCTTTTTCAAATTCTCTTATAATTTTATGTAATTTACCTGTTTTAAAATCCATATTATCTCCTTAAAAAAGGGCAAGAGGTGAAAGCCCCTTACCCCTTTATTGATTAAACTTTAAATGTGAATTTTGTTATTTTTGTTGGCTCAATAACTACTACTCCAACAGATTTTGATACTTGCAAATGCCAAGTTCTACCATCTGTCGGGAAAAATACCATATCTGTTTTTACTGAGTTTTCCCATTCTGCAAAGCCAAAAGTATAACTTGGGATTATATAGAATGTTCCTTTTGTTGCTTGTTCAGATATAATTATTTCTGCTCCATAGAATGTTAGAGGTGTATCACCTGTTCCACCACCAAATGCTGCTTGATAATCTCCATTGATAAAGATTTCAGATGAAGCAAGTACAGAATAATCTTCCTCATTCATAACTATTGCTACACCTTTCTTTTGGTTAAGCCCACACTTAGACCATACATGAGCACTTCTAACTCTTTGTAATAATATCTTTATATTTTCAATATCATCAACAGGTTTTGTAGCTTTTCCTGCTGTTGCAAGAGTTCCAGCTGCTGCTATTGCTGCTATAACTTTTTCATCTTCTTTTTGTAATAAAGCATTAGTCATTGAAGCAATTATCGGAGATTTTAAGTCCAATTTTGTTTTTAACATATCTAATTCTGGTAATTTATCTTGTGATGAAATTTGAGCTATAGTTGCAGTGAACTTTTCAAAATCCCCACCTTCTCCTGTAAAAGTCCCATTAAACATTGTAGGTATTCCATCTTTTGCTGTTGCCTTTTTCTTTCTGTAAAATGTGTTAGTTTCTCCACCTTTTACTGTTGCTCTTTCTGCTAATTTTTTTAATCCATTAGCTTTTAATGTGTCTTGTGCCATTAAAACTGATGTTTCAAATTGTTGTTGTTTAGTTTGTGTTACGTTTGCCATTTAATTCCTCCTATAAACCTAATGTTTCTTTAAAATATTTTTTTTCTTCATCAGTACCAACCATTCCCAATAATTCTTTTGCTTTTCCTTGAACATCTGCATTACCAATATTAGCTCTCATATATTCGTTGAATTTCTCAACTGCTTGATAGCCTGTTAATCTTGATGTTCTACTTTCTCTTTCTGTTTTTGCTCCTACATTTGCTCCTGGAGTTAAACTTTTAACAAGTGCATTTACTACTTTAAAAGCAATAGGGTTTGACATTATTTCTTCATAATATTTGCCTAGATTGCTTTTGTCTAATGCTTGTTTTAATTGTATCCCAGTATGTTTATAACTTTGTTTTTCCTCTACTGTTAGAGAACTTTGTAACTCTTTCATAATACTGTCCCTATCTTTTGGAGCATCTGCTAAGTTTTCTTCCATCAAAAACTCAATCTGTGCTTGTGTAAAACCTTGTTCTTGATATTTCTTTGCATACTCTTCCAAGTAAGGTAGCGAACTTTCGTCTATTCTCCCTTTGAACTTAGAAAAGTCATAACCAGCAATGTTATATTCTTCTGTAAACTGAATATCATCTACTGAAAAAGATTTCTTTTCTTCCACTTTTCCCCCAGTACCATCATCATTTGTACTGTCATCTGGTGGTAAATTTTGGTTTAAGTCATCTGTATTTGTTCCTTCTCCATTACCTTCTGGTAAATTATCTAGTACATTATCTTCCATTATTTAACCTCTCTTTCTTCATTAAATTTTAAGTCTGTCATTAACTTCATAACTGTGTTTCTCCGTTCAGGATATACTCCCGACATCATATAAGTGCTTTCTCTTTGTCTTTCCTCTTCAAGTAAGCACTCTTCCAGCAATTTATATAAATCATTATTACCAGCAAATCTGTTTAAAAGTATTTGATATTCTGTCCTGTGTTCTATTCTATGTTCCATTAAATACCCCCATACTTTCTTTTATTTCATCTCCTATACCTACATCTTGTCTTTTACCGATACCATCTTGTATTAAAGCCATTTTTTCCATTTGTTCTAGTTTTTGTTGCTGTGCTATTAGCTGTTTAATTTCTTCTTTATTATTTAATACATCAAGTGGTACTCTCATCTTTTTGCTTGCCCAGTCTATAAGTTCATCTATTTTAAAAATAAATTGTCTTTGTGCTTCTGGGACCACTTGTGATAAAGTCATATAGAAATTTATTGTATTTATAACCTCATCACTACCAGCATTACGAGTAAGTTCATTGATATATTGAATTTGAGAAATGTTTATATAACTTTCATTTTCTGTTTTATTAAGTAAGCCTTTACTATCCATTATGTAATAAGCATTCATAAAAGTAGGCTCTAATAACTCTGTGTTTATAAGTTCGTAAGTTCCACTAAATTCTTTTCTAAACATTTCATGTCTTAAACCCATTTCAGTAGCAGAACGATTTTTAGTATCTGTTACATCTCCAAGAGGCTGAGCCATAAATATTTCTCTTATCTCTTGTTTTATTTGCTCTATATCTTTTTCCACAGGAAGTAAATTAGCACCTACATTAATCGGCTCTACTCCATACTTATCTCCACCAATTCCGCTTCCACCATAGTTTTTGGCATTTGATTTTAAACTAACTTTGTTTATTAAATCTATATTCCCATAGAAGTTTAATGGTGGGCTAACAATCTTATCTGCGTGCTTCTTTCTTTTTTCTTTTAAGTCTTTTAATTCCTTGAATAAATCTAAGTTCTCTAAACCAATTCCAATTCCCCAAGGGTTAGAACTATTTATTTTCCATCTAAACACTGTATAAGGATTATAGTTTAACTCACCCTCAAATAGCATTTCTTCAAATGCCTCTGTAAAAAGTCCATGATAATATTTGTATGTGCTTGTATCTTCGTCAAAAACTCCAATAACACACTCTATAATATTTATCTTTTCATCTAACTTCTCTTCATTTAAACCTTTTGGAACTGTAATCGGTAAATGTCCAAACAAGTCTTTTATATCGTTTAGATTTTTCTCTACATAAATTTTAAAAATGATGTTAGGTTTTCCCAAGTTATCTTCTAAAATATAGATATTATCTAAATTTTGATAAGCATAAGTAAAGCATTTAGTATTATCTTTTAACTCTATAATCTTTCTTATACCTGTTCCAACTTTTATACAATCTAGTAAAGATTTTGATGTTTCTGTATAGTAGTTAGTATTATCATTAGTGAAATAAACTGTATCTGAATTATTCTCTAATACCTTATTTATTTCGTTGCTTTGTGCTTCTGCAATTTCTCCATCGGTGTTAGTAAGCTGTTTTAATACTTCTTGATTTACTTTTACAGTTGCCCATCTCCCAGATTTTGAGAATACAGATGACATTATAAAATTACATAAGAAATTTTGGCTTTTTAGTATTACACTTTCAACACCTCTTTTACTTTGTTTCTCTACTGTTCCACTATCTTTAATACTAAAATTTACATCTGTGTATTCATATACTTCGTTGTACAATCCTCTTATATCTTCTTTGTACTTCTTAGCATTATCAAAATAGTATTCCAATTTTTCTCTTGTTATTCCCAATATCATAAGCCCACCTTACAGCTTTCTTTTAAATGCTTTTTTTAGTTTATCTATATCATCATCTTTGCTCTCTGTAATACCTGCATTAACTGCATTAGAATAATCAACTGTTGTTGTTTTATTATTATTCATATTATTTAAAAGCCCGTTTGTAATACTCGCACTATCTTGTGCTACTTGTCTTTTAAAATCATCTTCAGCTTTTGCTTTTTCTTCTTGTTCTCTCAATAATCTAGCTTGTTCATCTCTTGCTCTCTGTGCTTCTGCTGCTGCTCTATCTGCCTCTTCTTTTCTTCTTTTTGTTTCTTCTTCTATTTGTTGCCTGTATAGTTCAGCTTGTTTGTCAGCTTCTTTTTTTTGTTCTTCTATTAGTCTTTCTTGATTTTTTTGAGCATCTGATTTACCTATAAGTCCACCAGTTAAATTGCCTGTAATTCTTCCTATTCTTCTGCCTATATTTCTAAGACCTTTACCTATTTTCCCAAATGCCATTTAAAACCTCCTAATCTTCATAAATTCCCCAGTCCAAAGCTATTATATTTTTTTCGTAAGTTTCTACAAACATTCGCATACAATAATATTCAACCGCGTCGCAAGTATTACTTGCTGCAAGTCCTCTGCCGTGAACGGGTACTCTTAGATTTTCCTCAGTAGAGTTATCTATTTTCCACTCGTACATCTTCATTAATCTAACCATATCCCTAACACTTGCACAGTCTAAAAATTTTATCTTATGCTGCTCTATACTATGTCTTGTTATCTCTATTGTCTTATTAACTTCATACGCTCTTAGCACTCTAACGTTTTTAAAATGTTTGTTGTATGCTTCTCTTCTACTTGTTAAATAGTCAATAGCGTCTTGTCTATTTCTAGCGTCGTGGGGAAGTATAATCTCTACATCTTTTATATTGTGTTCTTTCATAAAAGTTTTTATGTACTCTATATAATGTATCGTCGCTTTATCTGTACTAGCATAATGATGTATTATAGTGTTATCTATCGTAAATACCAATGCCGTGCTGTCGTTTATTCCTAAATCTTCACTGACATATAGCTTTTTGTTAGCTGTGTTTAAATCTTTTATCCACTCTGCTTTTAATAAACTAGCTGCATAAATAGCGTTTTCGTTAGCAACATCTGTATCACATAAATAATCTTGTCTGAACTTACTTTCACTCATCAGTTGCCTAGCTTTTTCTAGCTTTTCATTACTCCAAACAGGGTTACCTTTCTCATCAACTGCTTCTTTATCAACTGCATTTAACATACTTTTAAACCATAATTCAATATTTTTCTTATCTTCTAGCAGCTCATTAAAGTAACTGGCAAATCTTGGAGTACTTACAAGTATGATTTTACCGTTTACATTCATTACTGATGGTATTAGATATAGCAGTATGTTTTTATTCTTTATAGTTGCCATTTCTGATATAACCAATATATCTAAGTTTCCACCAATTTTCGTATCTGCGTTTTGAGCATCTACAAAATAAATAATAGAACCATTTTTAAACCTTAAAGAATTATCAGAGTGGTACAATTTCCCAGACTTTTCTGGTAGTAATAAACATTCTTTATCAATAACTTCTTCAATTATCCTTTTTCTATCATTAGTAAAACCATCTAATATCATCATTTTACCTTGTTTCATAGTAGGAAACATATAGTAAACAACAGTATTAGCTTTATTTAAACATTCTTCACAAGCTAAACTAAAAGCAAGTAGGTCTTTCCCTAGTCTTCTAGCCCAACAAATAATGAAAAAGTTATATAATCCATTCTTGAATGTATCTATAATTTTCTTCTGATAATCTCTAGCTTTAAATACGAAAAATTTTAATCTTTCTTTTTTTCTTCTATCTAGTTCATTCTTAAAGAAGTTATATATTTTATTCATCTTGATCAGCTTCTTTTGATTTTTCTATTATCTGTAAAATCTTTTCTATGTCACTATCTGTTAAATTAGCAAGTTCTTCAGATATAATATTTAATCTATTATCTTTATATTTAGCTTTTTCTAGTTCAAATCTTTCTAATCTTTCTAATCTATTAAGCTCTAGTATTTCTTGTTCTGTTAATTCATTTTGCTTTAAAGTATCTTGAAGTTCTTTAGATATTCCGTTTTCTCTTAGCTTTTTCCAAATTTCTTCTTTAGCTTCTACATTAATATAAAATCTATCTTCTTTATTTTGTTCTATCTCTTTGCTGTACTTTTCTCTTAAAGATTTTAAATAATCTAGTTGTTTAACTTGTAATTTTTCTTTACTACTTATATCTCCAACTGTGCTCTTTGCTAATCCGACTTTGTTCGCAACTTCTGCTATTGTTTCTCCAGACATTATTAATGCCTTCGCTTTTTCTTTTTTCTTTTTTTTATTGTCGCTTGTCGTTGTCGTTTTAATGTCGTTGTCGTTTGTTACATTATTAAAATCTTTTCTGTATCTTTCTACTGTTCTTACACTTATATTTAATGCTGCTGCTATCTCTTTGTTATCTTTCTTTTCTATTATTAGTTTATAAACTTCTTGTCTTGTACTCACATCTTCTAAAACCTCCCGAGAAAAAATAAAAAATGGGATATATAAAAAGTTAATTTATATTTCTATAAACTTTCTTCTTATATATCCCATCTACTTTAATTAAATTTTGATTGTAAGATATTTTATTATTTAATTTTTTAAAAATTTTTTACACTTTTTTACATTGATATTATTGGACTTTTTTAGTTCTACAAAAATATTTAAAAAAAAGTGTTGACATACTTGTCCAAGTATGATATTATTAAAGTACCTCAAGGGAAAGGAGGTGATAAAATGAAATTTCAATTTATAATTGTGATTGGGAGCTGGTCACTAACAATTACAATTACTAAAAAGGAAAAGTAATTTATCCCCCCTCTTCTGAGGGGTAAAACTAAGAGTGATAAACTCTAAGCCTTAGCTACTTAGATTATATCACTTCTTAATAAAAAAATCAATAATAGGAGTGATGAAAAATGAGAATTTTATCAAATTTAACAGATTGGAACAACGGAAAAAAGGTAACTGTTTATGAAGAATGTAGGAAATTATATGTTTCTGATAATTTTACAACTTTTGGAGAAAAAATAGATATAGATAAATGGTTATCTGTTTACAAAATATTTTTTGGAGAAGATGAAACTTTTAGTTTAACAAAATCAGAAAAAAAACTTTTCAAAATGGGAATTTATAACAATTAGTTAAAGGAGGATAAAATGAAAAAGATAACAAGAAAAATAATAATAAATGCTTTAAAAAATAATGAAATTAAAATAGTATGTACTCACTTAGATAGTGGGTATTGTTCACAGGTTGAAGTACCATTTACAGTTAAAGGAGAATATAGAGAACATTTAATCAGAATGTATAATCAAAATAATAAAATGTTTAGAGTGCAAAGCAATAATAAATTTAGTTGTCTATATGATGATTATATAATTGAGGGGTAAAAAGCCCCTCATAAATACAAGGAGGGAATTATGGAAGAAAAAAGAAAAGGGTATAAAACTCAGAAACAGCAAAATGAAGCTAATAAGAGATACAGAGCAACAGAAAAAGGGAATAAAAATACAAAGCATAGTACTTATAAAAGCCGTGCGAGAGTTTTTATAAACGAAATGGCAACACTTGAAGAATTAGAAGAACTTGAAAATTTAATAAATATTAAAAAACTAGGAGGAAGAAATATGAATAAAATAATAGTTAGAAGAAGGAAAGAAAATAAAAAAGGTGGAGTTATAGAAAAATATAATATTACTGAGAGTGCTCTAAATTCTTTGATGAAAGTTTATGAAATACTAGATAATAAATATTTTGTTGATAAAAACAAGTTAAATGATTATTTTGGCGATATTAATAGCGATAATTCAATGTTTTCAAAAGAGGAATGGGAAAGTATAAAAGAGATATGTAACGAAGGTAATTATCTAAATGGAAATTTATACTTTATAGGCATAAGAGAAAAAGAATATATGGAAAACATTTGTAGCTTTTTTAACTCTAAAAATTGGCTAGAAACAGAAACATTTGATATTGAGGCTGATATCTCTATTCTTAGAATCTATAAAGGAAATTATGAGCTATTGAAAGAAAAATTATCAAAAGAAGAATTAGAAGAATTAGAAAGAATAATAGATTTTATAAAAATTGATAATTGGGGTATGGATTTTACAATATCTAAATAATTAAAAAATAAAAAGATGAGTTTTTAATGCTCATCTTTTTTTGTATCTTCAATTTCTTCAAGAATTTTTTTTATCTCATCATTTTCATACCTTTTATTCCTAGAAAAAATTATTATTCTTTTGTCTTTAACTTTTATTCTATATTCTCCGTTTCCTAAATGATGTATTAATTTTGGTATATGTTCAATTCTTATTAACCTCATTACTGCAACTCCTCAACTTCTACTATTACACCTTTAAATTCTTTTTGTTTCTCCATAATAATTTGCTTTACAAATTCATCATTATCATCATTTAGCAATTTGCATTTAACTAGGCTATCTTCAATCATTTTAAACAAATAGCCGTGATTAGATACATCTAATTCAGAATTAAAAGACATTTTAATTTTAACAGGCTTTTCCAGTGGTTTTTGCATACCTACCACACTTCTAACAAGTAGCCATATTTCATCTTTATCTTTTTTTCTCTTAGCCCAATGCACACCAGCATAAATTTTATTAAGACTAAGATGTTTTTTATCTATGTTTATTGGTATTTTGTATATTAGCTTCATCTCATCACTTCCAAGCTAGTACAAATATTGAGATAGTTTCTATAATACTGATTGTAAGTAAACTATAAATTATTTTCTTACATTCTTTTACTTTCTTTTTTGTAGTATGATGTTTTAACTTTTCATTGAAATAGTCCCCAGTAGCTTCATTGGCTAATTTAAATAAAAAATCTCTGTTTCTGCTTTGAGCAGCTAAGTTATTATTATCTTTTTTTAAAATTTCTATTTCTTCTTTCAAATCATCAATTTCTTTAACATAAGCCTTGTTGTTTTGTGGCTTATGTCTTAAATCTTTTATCAAATTTAATAAATACTTTTCACATTCTTCCTTGCTATTTAGTTTAGAAGCATTAAAAGTAACTCCTGCCTCTTTGTTAGCCCTTGTTATAAGCTTTCTCAAATAATCCCTTGTTTCTATTTTTTTAATTACCATCTGTTCCTCCTATATTTTTAATTTTTATACTTCAAAAAATGTTTGATTTTTCTTATAGTACTCATACTTCATTACTCCAAGTTGTCCCTGTCTATTCTTCAATATTTGTACTTTCATAAGTTCTTTATATTCAGTTGTTGTTGGCTCTGTTGTTAGCCCTAAGATAGTTGAAGCATCTTGTTCTATTTGCCCACTTTCTCTAAAATCTGCAAGGTAAATATCTTTATCTGCTCTTTTTTCAATTTCCCTTGATAACTGAGATAGTGCAATAACTGCTATATCATAGTCTTTTGCTATTTGTTTTAGCCTTATAGATACATCTGTTATTTGTTCATATCTGCCAGATTTATTAGATTTTACTAACTGTAAATAATCAACAACTATATAATCAAGCCCATTTATTTCTTTTTCATTCTTGATATACTCTTCTAATTCATCAATTTTAAAGCTTCCATCATAAAGCACTAAATTACTTTTTCTTAGTAGTTTTTTAAACAAGACATTTACAACCTCTTTTTCATCTGCTGTTAGCTCCTTAAATTTTTCTTTGTTCTCTAATTTTTCAAGTTCTATCCTAGTTTGATTACTAATAATTCTTTGAACTATTTGTTTTAGTGGCATTTCTAAACTGAAAAATAACCCTCTTGAAAATTTAGCCATCATAAGTGCTATATAAAGAGCAAATGCAGATTTTCCTACTCCTGGTCTTGCTCCTATGATATGTAAATCTCTTTTTGTGAATTTTAGGTATTTATCAAGTCTAAATTTACCAGTCTTAACTGTCTCATTTTCTTCTAAACTTTCATAAAATAGACTTTCAAGATTTTTAATATCTGCAACTTTAACGCTCTTGTCATTTTCTTTCACAACTTCCGAATGTAATTCATTGATTTTCTCTTTTATCAACTCATTTGGAGTATTGGTAAGTTCTATAATACAGTTCTTATAATATCTGTTTTCAAGCACTTTAGTATATTTATCAATGTTTTCTTCCAATATTATAACTGGTAATTCAAAAGCCTCAGCTAAAAAACTTTTATATTCTTTTTCTTCCAGTAAACTATCAACTGATAGATTTTTCATTTCATAAGTCTTATATTTTTTTATAAAACTTTGAACTAAACTAGAAAAATATTTAATTGGAATATTCTTAATTTTATTTTTATATTTTATATCACTTGCTAAATATAGCATTGATATTAAGGCTTTTTCTTCATAGCATATAGAATCTATTTTCATTTACACCAGCTCCTTATATGCTTCTTTTGGCTTAGTAAAATAACAAGGCTTTTCTTCCTGCTGGACTTCTTTTAACTCCCAATCATCTTTTAGTGCCTTATATAAATAGCCATCTGCTTTGTTATGTTTGTCACAAAACTCTATGACGAATTTAATACGCTCAATAGGTTTATTGAGTTTTATAATGTCATATGGCTTGATTTTTCTTACTCCTAAGAGCATTTTTATCTCTTGTTGTAATGCTCCATTAGAATTGATAACAACTTTTTTTTCATCACTCTCTATTATATTTTCTAAATTATTTATATTAGTTGTTATATCTTTCTCTTTCTCTTTCTCTACGCTACATTCTTGTTTCACTTCTATTACATCTTGTTTCTTTGTGATTACATTGTTGTTACATTGTAACGCTTTCTTTTTCTCTCTATGTTCTCTAACCCTGATAGCACTAGCTGTTTCACTTCCTGTTACTGCTAAAACTTCTGGTAAAAAATATTCTTCATTTGAAATTGTTTCTATAAGATTATTTTTTTCTAAATACATTAATGTTACTTTTACATTTTCTACATCTTCATCTAATTCAAGAGCCATTTCAGAAGCAAAATCATCTTCTACATTTTCAAAAACTAATTTGCCATCATTTTTCATTGCCAATAATTGTAATTTTAAATAGATGATAGTATATGTATCTCCACCCGCTATCTTTCTTAGTTTTTTTATAACTCTTTGTTCAAAAAAATCTTCTTTAAGTTTTAACCAATAATATCTTTTAGACATTTACATTACCTCCTATATATTGGAGAGCTTGCTCACTCTCTCTTTATTAATTCAATCAGTGAAAGCTACCTATTAGCGAGCAAGCTATTAAGTAGCCTCCACTAATTCAATTAATAAATTTTCAACTTCTCCTAAAAAAATCTTAATAATCTCATTGATATATATAGAAAAAATTAATATTTATCCAGAAAAGTCTTAAAAAAATTTTGAAAAATTAATATGATGGAGAGTGTGGGATTCGAACCCACGAAACACCTCGAGGACTTGCTTAAACCAGACTTGCATAACTCTCCAAATAGTTTTACATCAAACATCTTTACCAGCTGCCTAGAATTATCCACAGATTAGGTCTTGCCTTTTCTGTGTTAGGTAAAGATGCAAGATGGTCGGTTTTTATATCATAAAACTGCAAACGACAAAAAATATAGTTGTAAATTGACGGACTTACAACGGTACGGCTAGCTTTAAAATTCAGATATTACTATCCTATAAAATCCACTAGCTTGTTTACACCTGCAAATGCTTTTTAGAACATAGGTTAAACACACCTTCCACAGTGCCAAACTTCTACGTCTAGTCTGGAGTTTATTTTTGTAAGTGATGAAACATAAGAATTCTAAGCCGAAGCCTACCCACATTCGTGGACTTAGTTTTATCCAGTAGCTACACCTTACACAGATAGCCATAAGGAAAGAAATTTTATTTTTACTTTCTGGGGGGAGTAAAAACTTATGGCTATGTGTCTAAGGGCTAGCCTTAGATTTTATTCAAAAACTTTTGCAAGTTCTTTTAATTCTGACATTGTTTCATCTTTTTCATTTTTATTTAAAAGAATTTTAACTGCTTCAGTTGCATAAGTTTTTAAAACTTCATTTTCTATATCTGCTGGTAAACCAGCTTCTGATAAAGAATTTTTAAACTTTTTCAAATCTTCAAAGTATTTTTCCATTTTCGTTCTCCTTTCACAGATAAGGACTAACCTTAGATTTGTATTATTAACTCCTTTGATTTATAATATATTTTGCAAGATACTTTATAAACTAAGGAGATGAAATAATGAAATTTTTATTACTTTTAATAATTCCAATTTACAAATATTTAATAAATTCTTACAGATTAAATAGAATTGAAGAACTTTATAAATATTTTCAAGCTTTAAAATCAGAAAGTCCAAATAAAGAAATATATGAAACAAGGTCAGAAACATTAGAATTATTTGAAATTGCTAAAATAAACGATATTTTCATTTATGTCTCAGAGAATGTTGGATATGATGTTAAAAATTCAATTGTATCTGTTTTAAATAACTATCCAAATTCAAACGAAGAATTTTACATTTGCCAAAATAATATGTTTTTGGAAGCTATTGGAACTTTCAAAAAAAGAAAAAATGAAACTTTTTCTTTAATATATTGGCTAGAAACTATCGCATTTTTGCCTCAAAAATTATTAAGTTATTTCAATCTTGTGCCAAATAGTTTCTTATCAAAAATTTTTAACTGCATATATTGGTTAATTTCGTTTTTATTTACCTTTTTTCGCGAAGAAATAAAAGAATTTGTTTTAAAAATTATTGAAAAACTTTCTTAAAAATAAAGAAAAATATTTATAACAGATAAAATTATTAAAAATAAACTATCTCTATTAAATTTTCTAATTTTTAAAATATAGTCCATTCCTGAAATAAGGTTGTAAAAACTAATTAATAATATTATTTTTATAAGCATTATTCTCCTTTCTTTTTTATTTGTAATTCATAACCTAATACATCAAGAATTTTGCAAATTCTATTAAATTGATTATTAGGTTTATTAGCTTCCAGCCTCTTCATAAAGATATGGAAACCTTGTTTACTAGGAAATTCTAATTTATCAGATAATTCAGAACGATTTTTAAAATTAAATTTCCTTTCATTATCTAATAAATTAAAGATTTTTTTACAATCCATAATCTACCACCTTTTTTAATACATTTGTGTTAATATATAATTAAAAAAATATTTTCAAAAAAAATTTATACTTTTCTATATCTTAATACATTAGTGTTAAAAAGTCAATAAAAATTTTAAACAAAAAAAGAGAGAATAAATCTCTCTTAAATTTTAAGTTATTTTATTATTTTATCTCTAAAAAAGTTATATATTATTTGCTCTAGTATAAATTCTACCATTAAAATTGGAATTGAAACTGATAAATAATATGTAATTTCATCAGGATAAAATAAATCAAAAATATCAAAAAAGGCAAAAATAAATTTATACAAATAAGAGAAGAACAAAACTGGCAAAGTTAATTTTAACAAAGAACTTAAATTAATGTTTTTATTACTTAGTTTTTCTTGAATTATAACAATTATGAATATAGCTAAGGAAATAAAAACGAATAAATTTTTATACATTCGTTCATAACTTCTATTTAATAAATTAAGAGTAGTTATATTATATAAGCAAAAAAATATAAAATAAATAATGCAAGATGTATCTAATACAATAAATTTATTTTTCAACAATATCACCTCAATATCTCAAATTGTCAATTTCACTTCTTACATCATCAATAGAATTTTTTAAAACTTCCGATTTATCTTCAACAGTTCTTTCTAAATATCCAATACTTTCTTGTAAATTTTCTTTTAGATTAACAAAAGCTGTTAAAAGACCTAAAAATATACAAAAAATAAAAATTCTTTTTTTCATCAATATCCCACCTTGCAAGGTGTATAACCTCTTTTTATTGCTTCGGATTTTTCAATAGCTATAATCTTTTTAGCTTTTTTCAAACCTTTGCAATTTTTAGTTGGATGATACCTTTTTCCAGTTGGTGTAATATAAACTATTTCTGCCAAAACTCCAACAGATAAAATCAAAAATAAAACAGCAATAAATTTCTTCATAAAATCCCCTCCATTTATTTATAAATATTTATTTGAAATAACTTGTATAACTCTTCCCTCAATCTTCAAATATACTTGCATATCCTTAGTTATTAAAATATCCTCATATTCTGGGTTATCACTTTTTAACATAACAATTTTGCTTTTAGCATCCATAACCATTCTTTTTATAAAACTTTCGTCATTATAAGTTACAACATAAATTTTATTTTTTACATAATCTATATTATCCGGGTCAACTAAAGCATAATCTCCATCTTCTAAGGTCGGCTCCATACTATTACCGTTTATTTCAACTAAGAAACTTCTATCAGAAAAATTACCTTTTTTAATTGGGAAATAATAAATTTCTTGGTCTAAATTTATATATCCATTCCCAGCAGAAGCCTTACCATAAACAGGTAGTATAACAGTATTTACTTTCTGTTCTTCCATATTAAAGGTACTACCTTTTAAACTTTCTGGCATAATTTCATCAAGATATGCTTTTTCAAATTGTTTTTTGTATAATGGATATACTTTTATAAATTTTTCTAAATTATCTTTGTTAATAGGTCTTGTTCCCTTTTCAATTTTATCAATATAAGTAAAAACGATTTCAGTTTTTTCTGCTAATCTTTGTAAACTATCACCATTTTTTAATCTAATTTCTTTTAAAATTTTTCCAAAAGTCATAGCAAACTCCTTTCATTTTCAACATTTTATAATATTTTTGAAAAAAAGTAAAATTTTTGTTGACTTTTTAACACATTTGTATTATACTATCATCAAGAAGAAAAAGAAAATTTTTTGCAGATTGTTTAACACATTTGTATTAAATTAAAAAGGAGAGATAAAATGAAAAACTTCACACTAGAATTTGCAGACCATCAATGGATTATGTATTCAGAATATAAAGATTTATACGGTAGTGAAATAGATGACTATTTCAAGTTACCAGACCTAGCATATTTAGAAGATGAATATACTTCTATAAATGCTTACTGGGATAGTTCAGAAGAACAAGGTTATATAGATGTAGAAATAACTGCTGTTCATTCTGATAGCACTTATCCTTTCAAAACTAAATACTATGATTTTTCTAAGTTCTTGAAAGATTTAAAAGACTTAGAAAATGAAATAGAAATAGATAAGTTGAACGTGAATGATTGGGAATATGAAAAAGAAGACCCATACGGAAGTCGTGGGCTATCAATAAGAGATTTTATATAGGAGGAGAAAATGAAAATAGGAATAAAAAAAACGATGAAAAAAAAGGTATTAAAAATAATGGAATTAGGATTAGAAGCAAATATAAAAATTAAAAAAAGCTTTTTTATGAACTATTTCGGACATACTAACGGTATTAGTATAGAAATTTATCGTACTGGTTGGTCTGAAAACAAAAAAGCAGATTATAATGAACATATTTTCCTTGATTTAGAAAGTGCAAACAAAAAAATAATTGAAACTATAAAAGTATTAGAAGAATTAAAAAAATAGATTTAAGGAGGGAGAAAATGCACTGTAAAACACTTCAAAAATATTGGAACAAAATACCTTTCCCAGCTGGAATAACACTGATAGAGGCAGTGGAAATAATAGAAAGATATATAGAAATGGAGGGAAAAAATGAAAAAGAAATTAAGAGAGCTTAGAAGAAAAAGGGAGTTTGTAAAACTATGTAAGGGAGCTTTAAGGATAAGTTACTTTGCATATTGGGATTGCAATTGCTCTATAAAAAGATTTGGAGAAAAAACTAATATAACCAATATGGATTTTATAGCAAATATGAATTTAGCAGATAAACTTTGTAAATACTATAAAACAAAAGTAAAAGCTAAATCAAAGAAAAGAGGTGGTAAAAATGTTATATAATGAAGATTTTAAAAAGGCAAGTTTTAAAGATGTAATTAAATTTAAAATAAAATGGATAGTTATTAAAGTTATATGGATAGTTAAAATTATTTGGAAATGTGTTAATTATCCGTTTGATAGATTAGAAGAAAAAATGTAGGAGGGAAAAGATGATTTTAAATTTTAGAACATTAAAAGCAAGTGAAATAGATGTGAAGCCACAAACAGTAAAGGAAAATGGATTTTCTTTATTGTTATATAAAAATGCTAGAGTTGATATGGATGTCCTAGATGAAACAGTAGGACCACTTAACTGGCAAAGAAAACACAGTAGAGAAAATGCAAATTGCATTGTATCTATATATGATGAAGATAAAAAAATATGGGTAGAAAAAGAAGATACAGGAACTGAAAGTTTTACAGAAAAAGAAAAAGGACTTGCCTCAGATAGTTTCAAGAGAGCTTGCTTCAACTGGGGAATAGGTAGAGAACTTTATACATCACCATTTATATGGATAAGTGATAAAAAATACATAAAAAATTCTAATGGAAAATTATCATTAACAGATAAATTTTCAGTTAAAGAAATAACTGTTGTAGATAAAGTTATTACTGAACTTGAAATAACAGATAGTAAAGGAACAGTTGTATTTTCTACTAAATCTAAAAAAACAACTAAGAAAGAACAAGACAAGGCACAAGAATATTTGAACAGTAGGGCTGGAATGATAGAAAAATTAACTGAATATGTTACAGGAGAAAGACTTGAAAAAACTCTAAAACATTTTGGAGTAGAAGCATTTTGGCAAATGACAGATGAACAATTAAAAGAGGCTTGTCAAAAAATATTTAAAAAGTAGGAGGGAATAAATGAAATTTTATGATGTAGCAAAAGATTATATAGAAAGAATGGAATATTTAGAACAAGGTATAAATGCAGAAACTGGGGAAATGACAGACAATTCAAATCAGTTAGCAATATGGACTGAGGAGCTAACACAAGATTTAAAAGATAAATCAGCAAATGTAATAGCAGTTGTTAGAAATCAAGAGCTTACTATTGAGGCTCTTGATAATGAAATAAAAAGACTACAAGCTATGAAAGATAGCATTAAAAAGAAATTAGATAAGTTTAATACTTATATCAAAAGTTCAATGATAGTAAATAATATTGAAAAGATAGAAACTCCACTAGGAATTATTAAATTTACTAAGTCTACTACTACTGAAATTTATGATGAAAGTTTGATAGACAAGAAATTTATAGAAGTTGTAACAACTGAAAAAATATCAAAAGAAAAAATAAAAGCTGCTCTAAAAGCTGGGGAAGAAGTTCAAGGAGCAAGACTTGTTGAAAATAAAAATTTAAAGATAGGATAGGAGTAGTTAAATGGAGAAATTAGGATACACAAGACAGACACAGAAACTAATATATTGGTTGCTTGATGATTTTGCTAACTTTTGGCAAGGCAATGAAGCAGGAGCAAGACCAAGTTTTATAGAATTGGCTTACACAAAAGAAGTTATGAAAGCTAAATTTGTAAAAATCTATGATGGTTTTGATACTGTTAAAAATGCTCAAGCATTCCTAATTTCTTCTTTAATGAACAAGGATAATCTAACAGTAGATGAATTGACTAACAATGTTTTAAAAGCATTACAGAGCCTAGCAATTCAAAATGGAGGGTTTAGTCTATCGTTAAATTCATTAACACAAAAACAAGCCAATGACTTTGTTAAGTGGCTATTTGAAATGGCTATCTATTGGGAGATACCGCTTAGACAAGAAATAAGAGATTTGTTTGCTGAGGATTATCAAGATACATTTATATGGGTAACTTTAAAGAAAAAGATTTGTTGTATTTGTGGAAAGCCAGGAGAGTTACAACATTTTGATAGAGTTGGAAGCTCAGGCTATAAATCAGATACAGGGCTAAATTATCGTGTAATGTGCTTATGTAGAGAGCACCACGATGAAGCTGATAACTGTATAAGTAGAATGGATTTTATGAAGAAATATCATCTTGCTGGAATATATTTAAGTCCAGAACAAGTAAAAGAATTAAAGAAAGTATATAAAGGACACTTTCAAGCATTTAAGGAGGAGAAATGAAAATAAAAGAATATGCAACTGAAAGGATAAAAGATATTCAAGAATTTTTAAAAGGAGATGGAATTGAAGAAAGTATAAGAAGAAATAATTATTCTGTTATAGAAATTCTTGAATATATAGAGGATATGTGTATGGCAGAAGTAAAAGAAACATTAGAAAGATTTGAAAAAAAATTTGAAATTTATTATGAAAGAAACGGCTTTGATGAAATTTCTGATGAGTATATACAGCAAATAGGAGCTTTAAAGTCAGTAGTAAATATGTGTAAGGAATAACGACTATTTCTATTTTTGAAACAGTCAGGAAATACAAAGGTTGAACATATTGCCGACATCGGGAAGATGTTCAAATGTGAGGAATAGGCTATGGCAATTAGAAATAAAAAAGAAATGGAAATATTTTATAAAAAAGCTCTAAAAAAGATATTAAGTTTTAGAACTGATGAATTAACAATAGAAGAATTTACACAGGTTAAGAGATATGCTGAAAAGCTAGAAGTTTATATATTTGTGAGGAGGAAGTAATGGAAAAAGAAAATGTATTGGAGATAGAAATAACTAAGATTAACGATGAATATTCTGCTTTTTATCCTATAAAAATGGACATAGATAAGTTAACAGAAATATCTGATAGGAAAAGTTTAGGAGATGGTAAATATATCCCATATATAGATTTAAGAATATCGGGTTATTGTTATGAAATATATTTAACAAAAGAGGAAATGTTTCCACAAGTTATAAAAAATTGTTGTATAAAGGAATTAAAAAAAGAATTAACAACATCAATAAAGAATATGGAATGTTAGAGAGATGGAGAGCTGATGAAGATGAAAAATATTTTTATATAGGTTCAGGCGGTCAAGCTTGGAGTGTTGGAGAAGAATTTTGTGATGAGGATAATGATAATTATGAGCTAGGCAACTATTTTCAAACAAAAGAAGAAGCTCAAAAAGTTATTGATAGTAAAGAATGGCAAGACTTATGGGCTAAGGTAAGAGCAGGAGAGATTGGAGAAGAAGCAGCTGATTGGGAGGAAGAAGATGAGAAAGATTAAATTTAGAGCTTGGCATAAAGAAAAAAAAATAATGGGAGAAGTGCTAGGTATTGATATTCTCCATAAAGAAATATTTTTTTCAAATGAAGATGTTGATTGTTATGAACATACAGATTTTAAAGATGTTGAACTTATGCAATATACAGAATTAAAAGACGAATATGGAGACGAAATTTATGAGGGAGACATTGTAACTTTACATAATAGTAGATATAAAGTTATTTTCAATAGTGAGGAAGCAAGATTTGTTTTAAAAGATGTGTTTTTTGAAATGGATATACCTTTCACAAACAACAATAATAAAAGAATAGAAGTAATAGGGAATATTTATGAAAACTCAGAATTGTTAGGAGGACAATAATGAAAAAAATTCTTGATGTATGCTGTGGTAGTAAGATGTTTTGGTTTCAAAAAAACAGAGATGACACAGTGTATATGGATAATAGAGAAGTTGAAGATGTATTATGTGATGGGAGAAAATTAGAAATAAAACCTGATATAGTTGCAGATTTTAAAAATATCCCTTTTTCAGATGAAACATTCAAGCTAGTAGTTTTTGACCCTCCACATTTACAGAGAGTTGGAGAGAAAAGCTGGTTGGCTAAAAAGTATGGCCATCTAGGTAATAACTGGAAAGAGGATATAAAACAAGGTTTTAAAGAATGTTTTAGAGTTCTTGAAATTAATGGAATATTAGTTTTTAAATGGAATGAAGAACAGATAAAATTATCAGAAATATTAAAATTGACTAATGTTAAGCCTCTTTTTGGCAATAAGAGAGCTAAGACACATTGGTTGGTATTTATGAAGGAGTGAAATAATGATTAAGAAATATGTTAAAAAACCTGTGGAAATAGAAGCAATACAATTAAAAGAGGATAACATTATAGAAGTTTTAGATTTTTTAGATGAAACAAATTATGAAAAAATTAAGAGTAAATTAGAATTGGATGAAATGGTATATGGAATAAAAGAACAAGGTTATATAGGAATTTCAACACTTGAAGGATATATGAAAGCTAGTTTTGAAGATTACATAATAAAAGGTGTTAAAGGGGAGTTTTATCCTTGCAAACCAGATATATTTCAAGCAACTTATGAGGAAGTGAGATAATGAAATATAAAAGACCAGAAAATTTTGAAGATATATTAAAATTACAAAAGCATTTAGATAAAAACTTAAATAATGTTAGACCTAGATGTTTGAGAGATATTAAATTATCTCTTATTGCAGAAGTAATAGAGTTCAATGAAGAAACACCTGAAAGCCACAAGACTTGGAAAACTAAAGAATATAACAAATCTATGGAGTTAGAAGAACTTACAGATATTTATTTCTTCTATGCTCAAATGATTAATTTTAATGATGATACAGTTAATAATTATGGAAGAATAAAGCATTTAATAGCAGTAGATTTTAATAATTGGCAAATTAAAGGTTATGGCTCACAGGTGTTGCCTACATTAAATTTAATATATAATATAATTAATGACAGTGTTTTATATGCTATTGATAACTTAATGGAAATGGCACAGATGTTAGGTTACACAAAAGAAGATATTTTAAATTACTACTGGGAAAAGTGGCAGAAGAATATGAAGAGAATTGGGAAGGAGTGGAATTGATGGAAGAATTAACATACAATGCAAAGGAAGTTATGAAAATGTTAAATTGTTCTCAAGCTACAGCATATAGGACTATAAATGAAATCAATAAAAGATATTGTAAAAAGAATAAACTAGATGAAAAGGCTCTTGTAAGTGGAAAAATTAGCAAAAAATTATTCCACGAATATTATCCTAGCAATTAAAGATTTACAAAATTTAAAAGGGGGAGTAATATAATAATTGCTCTCTCTTTTTTTAAGGAGGAAAAATGAAAAATGAAAATGGAACAGGGAGTGTATATAAGTTAAAAGGGAAAAGGAGGAAGTGTTGGGTAGCAAGAGTTACTATTGGCTTTATAGATGGGAAGCAAAAGAGAAAAATTATAGGAACATATGAAACTAGGAAAGAAGCACAAGCAGAATTGCTAGGCTATTTGAATAATCCTGTCTTATATAGTGGAAAGACTTTTAAAGATGTAAAAGACTTATGGTATTCTAATTACTCTAAAACTGTATCTGATGTTACTTTAAGAAATGTCAGTAATCAGCTAAAAAAATTAGAAGTCTTTAACAATGAGAAAATAAAAGAATTGAAATTATATACATTACAAAAGTTTTTTGATGATTTAGACAGTGCTTATGGCTCAAAATTAGCCATTAGAAGTGCATTGAATATGATATTTGAATTTGCTTTAAAAAATGAGTTTATAGAAACTAATCGGATCAAATTTATTGAATTAGGAAAAAATGAAAAAGTAGTTGAAAGAAAAATTTTTACTTCTGAAGAAATAAATGTTTTATTCAACAACTTAGATTCTGATAACAGATTTATAAAAAAAATGTCTTATGCAACTTTAATATTGATTTATACTGGTCTTAGAATAGGGGAATTGATGAATTTAAAAACTGAAGATGTGGACCTAGAAAATAATATATTATCTGTCGTAGAAAGCAAGACTATTGCAGGAATTAGAAAAGTTCCAATTTCTGAAAAAATTATAAATCTTTTTAAAGACAATATAGACTATTCAAAAGAATATTTTTTGTACAATAAAAAAGGTGGTCAATATAATTATGTTAATTTCTTTCAACAATTTCAAACAATGTTGGAACTTCTTAATTTAGAAAGGCACACAATCCACGACACAAGGCATACGTTTGCTACACTTTTAAATAATGCTAATGCAAATAGTACATCAATTATAAAATTAATAGGTCATAGCGATTTTTCAATGACAGAAAATGTTTACACTCATAAGGATATTGAAGAACTTAGAAAAGCTGTTAATTTATTAAATTAAAAGTGTTGGCTATTTGTTGGCTACCTAATTAAGAAATATGATAAAAATAAGAATTATAAGAAATAAGAAAAACTTAAAAAGCGTTGTAAATGAAAAGTTGAATATTTTCAATAATTAAATAAATCATAGAAAAATAAGTTTTTTATTTACAATAGAAATATATATTTTTCAATTTTTTCTATCATTATAAATATTTTTTATTATATAAAAAAATTGTTTGTTGG